AGTACCTGTGGACAGTGCAACAAAGAATAAAATATGGCTATACAAAGTTCAATCAGAGTTCGCCGGTGTCGATGGCAAAAAGAAGGCCACCTTCACGCAAAGCGAAACTGGGTGGTGGAAGGACCACACCCGTTACTGCTTGCCAGATGTTTGTCAAGACTCCAGAGTGCTGAGAGAGCGTCTTGTAAGCCCGGACCGCCTGCCCCTGAGTGGTAGCAATGTTCTCCGAACGTCGGATCTGCAATGCTGCCTGCTCGTGCGGGTCAAGAGATCCGCGGAGGCCTGGCGTCCGGGAGCCATGTCACATGGCTCCCCTGGTGTCTCTCGTGTAAATACCAGCATCCTGGGGAGGCCCCAGGCTTCCCAAAGCCTGTTGCAACGCACCTGCTGGTCTACCATGAGTGGCTAGCGCCTCGGCAATTCTACCCGCCGCATTGAGAGCGTCAAGAGGTGCCGTGGGAACCGGCACATTGGATTGACCCAAAACAGAGTTCAGTGGCCAACGCGAGTAATACGCGCTACGACAAAAGATACTCCAGTTCTGAGCCGAAGCTGGCTCATCAATGACAACAAAGATCGTAGACATGGGTCGCGGATAATCAGTGCTAGCACCTGAGTAGGTTGACAAGTGCGTCAAGAAACTCGACGCAGTGTCTGTACCACCCCAGTGGCGATAACATCGATAATCGGCATCATTTGTCGGGAATGACACAAATGTCTTCTCACTCGCAAAGTCAGAACCTGAAAAGGTCTGAACCTTGGGATGAGCTTTCACCATGTCAGACACGGCATCCCATTGTGCTTCAGTCATTGTTGATGGCGATGCTGCTAGTAAGAATCGTTGATTCGCATTGAGCACATACACTCTCCCTCCTCGAGAAAGTGACGGCGTCGAATTCAACAGAGACACACCAAACTTCATCGCCCTAGCAGAGGTAGGTCCGCCTGCTGTAGCTGATGATGTCATGGTCGCTATGTTCATAATTCCTCCCGCGTAAGGTGCCGCAGTAGGATTGATGTAAGCACCAACCCCTGCTGAGTCACCAACGTTAGAGAAAATTAGAAGATGGCGATTAGACAAATTTATATCAAGGCGAGCCATGCCAAAAACTGGAAAGGCTTCACCCTCTGCCACCGGAGCCGGCACCAGAGAGCGATAAATTGGATTGAACAAATCGGCATGGACCGTGTTAGTCCTGCCCTTTGCTTTATTCTTTGCACCGGGACGCTTAGCCCGGGATGAATTCCCAGCGCTAGCGCTCGTCGTTGAACTCCCCGTCGTTTGTGAAAGGAAATTCTGACGCGCACCGGGACGCGCTTTGGGAGGGAGGCGGTTCAAAGCTTTCTTCTGCTTCGCTGTCAACGTCATTGGCAGCCGCTTGGGCCGGCAAGTCCAATGGAACGTCGTAAGATTTAGCAATTAAATTCTGTACAACCTTCGGCAAAAGCGGTATCACGTCTTCAGCATGATCTTTATAATCAGCACGTACTGCATAGTCAAGCCAATTCTCAAACTCTTCCGTGCTGATTTTGTTCTCTTGATCACAAATGGACAATGACATCAAAGCGCACTGAGCCTTAACGCTCAATGCTTTTGGACGTTTAGATTCACAATACAATTCAGCAGCCCGTGCTGCCTTACCAAGACTAATCTTGGCTTTTGTGCCCTCAGTGTCCGCAACCATTGCGAACAAAGGAGTCTCGAATCTATTAACTTCAACATCACCTGGCCCATGGTAATCGTCAAAATGAGTGCGTGCATACCGCAAAAGCATCTCACACATGGGAGTGCATTTGCCGGCAAACATAACAGCGAGAGAATAAAAGCGCGTGATGATGGCAGCTGTATAATCATCACATGAAGTGGTGGCAGTCCCGACTTTACACAGTGTTCGCATAACGTCAGGAATCCAATTCAGACGCGCGAGACCGTCCTTGAGGTAGAAATGCAAACCACAAAATTCGAGTCTTCCTGTCTTTATAAATTTCAATTTAGTTTTATAACCCAGTGAAGTAAAATTTGCCTCGATCTGTGGCTGATTGTCTAAACACTCCGCAGAGACGCGTCCTGCAACGTCATCGCCTTCTATGACCAACTCAATGAATATCTTTGTATCCCACCAAGATTTGAACATACCTAAGTGAGTGCCCAGTTCCATTAAAGTAACAGGCCTTACTTGGGTACTTTTCTTGAAATCTAAAGCTAAGAGATGTTCAGGTTCAGGCGACAACGCCGAAACTGTCGCTACAGTTTCGTTGATAAAATTCACTAATGAGGTAAATAACCACCCACTAGTCATGAAGAACTCTTGAAATTGGGCCTCAAACCTAACCGGTCGACCCTCATTATTTTCATTGCGACCCCTATATCTCACTCTGAGTTTCTCCTCGTCCAATTCGAGAAGACCTAAATATTGTTTTATAAATGGGTCATCAATGGTGTTAATTAAATAATTTGCCACATGCCTCAATATTCTTAAGGCCTGATACAAATTACCCCTAACACCGTTAGATGTTGTATGTCTCTCCATGCTAGTTTGGTCAACTTCGATCCCCACCAGCTTTAATTCCTCCTTCTGGCTGTTGTTACCGTTAACACGCCTTTTGACCTTACCGCCAAAATTATAACGCATGTCATCAGCAACTTTTATCTTGTCTCTACCTTTAATACTCCAACGCGGAAATATTTGATGAAATATAATCTCTTTCATGATGAAGTGAATCTGAGCATTCAATAAATATAGATAGTTCGTCTCGTCATAAATTAAACGGGGGAACTTTGCTTGCTTAGCAATCACTTCTAATTTCACTGTTAAATTCCGCAAAGGTTCAGTCATTAACTCTTGTCGCCAAAAGTCGGTTATTTTATCAGTGTCAGCCTCCGGCATGTGGTACCGTACCAATTCCGCAACTGGCGGCATACGCGCCAAAACCTCAGACATCCTATCTTCAGTAAATTGCGTTATAAGAGCATCATATAATTTGATGGAAGCTTTTGCCGCAGCAGAGCTTGTATCGTATACAGCTTGAGTACGGGTACGACCCTGCAGGCCTACCAACACATTTGCATCTGAATGGTTGTGCCAGACATTTGCTGGCACCAGCTGGGGTCCACTTCGGTGAACGCCGCGATGTGGGGTCATCTGTACATCAATACCAGGAGGTCCACGCACCCACGATGGTGGCTGGTAAGTGACAAAATTTGTATCAAGATCACTCAAATCGTTTACATGAAATCCCGTTAATGTCTCGGCCTGCCTCACCTCTCCCCCTCGAGCAACCAAGGCCATGCCTGGCATTTCGACTGAGAGAGATTCAGCTTCAGCGACTCGATCCATTAATGCATCAACTGCAACCGCATTTCGTTCCTCAACCACTTGAGGCAACCTTTGCCCAACACCAGAGAAGGGTTGAACAGTGTTTGCTCTGACAAGTGAGTCGTCCTGCGGAGTGGGAAGCGTCGGATGGATGGCAGCAGCTATGATGTTGGCCGCTATCACGTCCGGCGTAACTAAAGTTGGGGTTCTTATGTCACGTGGATACGAACACCAAGTGTTGGTGCAAGTGTGTGAGTCATGGTGCAATCTGAAACGACGAGTCCCAGGCACCCTGTAATGACCACCCATGTTGCCAAATGGATGTATGCGTCTCCACGTGCTAACAAGTAAAGGTGTTTCCATAAGACGCCACAAATCCTCCAAATGTTCAGTCAGGAAAATATGACCTGGATGAAAGTCACTCGGAGTTATTGAATCAATACTCGTCACCACTGAGCTCTGAGCATCTCGAGCTTGTGGCAGACGGGCCTTCTCACGCCCCATGAGAACACGTTTATAGAATCTTCTATTCATTACGACTCGGTGTGTAGAAACTTCACATTCACCATCACGAAACCGGCGCAAGTCATCTGCGTCAGTGATGCAACGGGGGCAATATTTCGGTAATAGAAATTTAATGTCCACCAAGCCGCCCGAACCGGCCAACTCAATTAATTCAGTGGTTTTGGTTACGTTCAGTTTATTTAAAGCTTGTCTATTACATGTGCCACACATCCATGTGCGAGGGCCAGCCCCTAGGTTACCAGTGTAACCTGAGCTACGCTCCACGAATGTAGGCAATTTATGCATGTATGGCTTACTGAGACGCAACCTCGATGTGAGTGCCTCAAAACAATTTGTGTCAAAAATCGCGTCGGCATCCCTGACCATAAAGTCATTTGTCCGGCGTCTTGGAATGACTGTGTACTGCTCGTTGTCGTCAACACGTTGCTGTCCACC